CAACACTTACAGTTGGTGGTGGAGCTAGTAAAACTGTTGTTGCTGATGCAACTACTGTAACTTTAGGTAGATGTGGTGGAACTGTGGCTTTAGCTAGTGGTGCTACTCAAACAGGTTTTGGTAGAACAGGTGCTGTAGATTGGCAGACAGCATCAATTAAAACAGCAACATTCACAGCTGTTAATGGCGAAGGTTATTTTTGTAATACAACAGGTGGTTCTTTTGAAGTAGATCTACCAGCAGGTTCTCCTGGTGCAATAGTTTCAATACAAGATTATAATAATACATTTGATACAAATTCTTTAACAGTTGATCCAAATGGTTCAGAAAAAATTAATGGTGGTGCTGCAGGTGGTTTTATTAGATTATCAACTGAAGGTTTAGGAATAACTTTTGTTTATATAGATGCTACAGTTGGTTGGAGATCAGTTGATAGTAATGAATATAAAACAGCTGGTGATAACCCGACATTTATAACAGCAACCGGTGGAACACCAACAACAGATGGAAATTTTAAAGTTCATACATTTACAGGTCCAGGTACTTTTACTGTTTGCTCTTTGTCTTCTTGTGCTGCAAATAATGAAGTTTCATATATTGTAGTAGCTGCTGGTGGGGGTGGTGGAAAAGGCGGTGGGGGTGGTGGAGCCGGTGGTTTTAGAGAATCAAAATCAGGCGTAGATACTTATTCTCCCGCTTCTCCTTTAGAAGGAGCTACAAATATTACAGTTACAGCAACAAGTTTTCCAATTACAGTAGGTGCAGGTGGGGCAGGACAAACTGCATCCACAAGTTCAAGAGGAGCTAGTGGTGGTACTTCAACTTTTTCAACAGTAACGTCAGCTGGTGGTGGTGGAGCTGGTTCTCACGATAATCAAGGTGGTAAAACAGGTGGTTCTGGTGGTGGTAATAGTAATGGTGGTGCAGCATCTGGACAATCCGCAAAAGCAGGTAATACACCTCCCGTTAGTCCTCCACAAGGACAACCAGGAGGTGCTTCAGCAAACCCTAATGGTGCTCCAGCTTATGGAGGTTCAGGTGGTGGTGGAGCTGGTGCTACTGGCGGAGCTTCATCTACAAGTGCAGGTGGTGCAGGTGGTGCTGGAGTAGCAACTTCAATTACAGGATCTGCTGTTACAAGATCTGGTGGTGGAGGTGGAAGTGTTTATGCTGGATGTAATCAAGGAGCAGGTGGATCTGGTGGAGGAGGAGCAGGTGGACCTGGTAGTCCTCCAGGAGCAGGAACAGCTGGAACAGCCAACACTGGTGGTGGTGGAGGTGGTGGTGGAAATGGAGCTACAGGAAATGGTGCAACAGGCGGTTCAGGAATAGTAATAATAAGGTATAAATTTCAATAATTATGACAAGTAAAATTAAAGTAGATAATATAAATAAAGTTTCTGATGATTCAAACATCATCAAAAAATGTGGTACAACTACTACAATCGGATCAGGAGCAAGTAATCCCATTGTTGTAGATGGATCTGCAGTTACAATTGGTAGATGTGGTGGTACTGTTGCTTTAGCAAGTGGTGCAACACAGACAGGTTTTGGAAGAACAGGTACAGTAGACTGGCAAACAGGGTCAATTAAAACTGCTACATTCACAGCTGCTAATGGTGAGGGTTATTTTGCTAATACATCAGGTGGCTCATTTACAATGAATTTACCAGCAGGAACTTCGGGTAATATTGTTTCTGTAGTTGATTATACAAATACTTTTCAAACAAATGGTTTAACTATAACACCTAATGGATCTCAAAAAATCGGTGGAGTTGCTGCTTCAAACACTTTAAGCACAGAAGGACAATCGGTAACTTTTGTTTATGTAGATGATACTGAAGGTTGGAAAAACATTCAAGATTCAACAAGTAATGTAACAGGTAATCCTAATTTAGTAGCAACAGGTGGCACAATTACCACTGTAGGTAATTGCAAAATACACACATTTACAGGACCTGGTACTTTTACAGTCACCAATGCTTCAGCTACAGCTGCAGAAAACATAGTTTCATATTTAGTTTTAGCTGGCGGTGGCGGTGGCGGTGGACCAGATAGAGGTGGCGGTGGTGGAGCTGGCGGTTTTAGAGAATTAAAATCTCCTACAACTCCATATACAGCTAGTCCTTTAGATGGTTATCCAAGCTCACCAAATAGAGTAACAGTTACTGCAACAGCTTATCCAATTACAGTTGGAGGTGGTGGATCCGCTAATGAAGGTATCGGTACTCCTTCAATTTTTTCAACAATTACAGCCGCAGGAGGTGGCGATGGTGCAGAAAACTGCGGCTCATCTGCTCCTGAATATGCTGCTAGTGGAGGTTCAGGTGGTGGTGGAGCAGGTGGTGGACCAAACGGTGAATCAGGAAACACTCCTCCAGTAAGTCCTCCTCAAGGAAATGATGGGGGTGATGGACAAGCAATATCATCTCCAGCTGCTAGTAGCGGTGGCGGTGGCGGAGGTTCAAGTGCAGCAGGTGGAAATGGTAGTACTTTTACAGGAGGAAATGGTGGTGCTGGCATTGCAACAAGTATAACAAATTCTTCAGTTACAAGAGGCGGTGGCGGTGGCGGACACTCTTATCGATCAGCTGATAGTGGAACAGTTTCAGGTGGATCTGGTGGTTCAGGCGGTGGTGGAGCAGGTGGACCTTGGGATGGAACTCACGGTTCAACTCCTGCAAAAGCAGGAACTGCAGCAACAGCTAATACAGGTGGTGGTGGTGGAGGCGGTGGTGCTTATGGTGGTGGCGGTGGCGCTGGTGGATCAGGTATAGTAGTAATAAGGTATAAATTTCAATAGGTAAATTATGAGTGAAATAAAAGTAAATAAAATTAGTCCAAGAACAAATTGTGGTACAACTACATTAGGGGATAGTGGAGATACATTCACAATTCCTGCTGGTGTATCCATAACTAATAATGGTACTGCATCAGGTTTTGGTGCAACAGGTTCGGCTTCTTGGAATACAACAGTTAAGACAGGAGATTTTACAGCGGTT